AGCGCCAGAAAGATAGCTTTGCGCAGCGGCCAATCCCTGACCGTGAAGCCCTTGGCATCATCGACGCACTCTTTGCCGTCACGGATGTATGCGAAGTCAGCCTGGTAGCCTACGCGGCGACCATTGCTGTGCTTCACTTGTTTGCCGTTAATCACGAACCAGAACTGCGGCTGCAATTCGAGATCGGAGATCAGCCCGGCCTCCAGCTCTTGATGCAGCAGATCGCAATGCTGCGCCTCACGCTTGCTGTCGTGCTGGTGAGCCTGCCCGCAGACGGTCTTCTTCGCCTTGTACTTTGAGAAGCCGCCAAACCTAGCCATTGGCCTTCGCCGCGATCATCTCTTCCAAGGTCTTCTCAACGGTCAGAAAAGCCTCCATCGTCGGAGAGCTTCGGCCATTACGCCAATTGCTCAGAGTTACCCGGCTGATGCCAGATGCCTCTGCCAGCGCAGTGGCGGTGATCTTGTGTTCAGCGGCTCGACCATAAATCTTAGCGACCGCCATTTGACTCAGGGACATGAATCATCCTTTCAAAGAAACATGATTGGCCCATAAAAAAATGCTTGCGGATTGTAAAGTGGGCTATATAGATTTGGTCATTATCTAGCACTAAGACGAAACAAAGAGGGACCAATATCAATGGCTGATGACAGCATTTCTGCGGCATATGTAGCGGCGTTTTCGGAAATCGAAGCCGCCACCAAGTCTGCCAACAATCCTCATTTCAAGTCCAAGTACGCTGATCTTCCGGCGGTCATCGATGCGATCAAGCCGCACCTGGCGAAGCACAATCTTGGGTTCATGCAGTGTCCACGCCCGTCTGATGGTGGCGTATCGATTGAGACGATCCTGATCCATGCCAGCGGTGATAAACTCAGCATGGGCGTTCTGTTTGTTCCAACAAATAAGCATGATGCACACGGTTATGGGTCGGCGCTGACGTATGCCCGTCGGTATGCGCTTCAGACTTGCTTTGGGTTGCCGACCGAAGATGATGACGGGAACGCCGCAGTTGCTAGTCAGGCTAAGAAACTGACCAGTGAACAGCTTCAAGTGCTGCAACAACTGATTGATGACACCAAGTCTGATGCCGCTGCACTCTGCAAGCACTACAAGGTCAGCGCCCTGATTGACCTAACGCCGACCGCATACGCTGCTGCTCTGTCGGTCCTTCGGAAGAAGTTGGCACAATGATCGTCGATTGCGAACAGCGCAGCCCGGAGTGGTATTCTGCTCGTTGCGGTAGCCTTGGAGCGTCAGCAATCGCTGATGCTCTGTCGAAGCTGAAGGATGGCAAGACACCGGGAGCGACCAGCACCAACCTTCGGGCCAAGCTGGTGGTCGAACGCCTCACCGGCATCCATGAGGATGGCTATCGATCTGCTGCTATGCAGTTTGGTGCTGACACCGAAGATGCCGCCAGAATGGCCTACGAGGCTCATACAGGCATTTTCGTCGAACAGGTGGGCCTAGTGAAGCACCCGACTATCGAAGGTACTCACGCAAGCCCTGACGGCCTTGTTGGCGATGATGGCCTGGTTGAGATCAAGTGTCCGAATAGCGCAACGCATATCGATACGCTGCGGACGGAGAAGATACCGACCAAGTACCTATATCAGATGCAGTGGCAGATGCGCTGCACGGATCGGAAGTGGTGCGACTTCGCATCGTTCGATCCCCGTATGCCGGATTATTTGCAGCTTTGGGTGAAGCGGGTGGAAAGGGATGATGCCTTGATCGATGCACTTGAGGCTGGTGTAGTATCATTTCTAGACGGAGTAAAAGGTGATGTGGAAGCTCTTCAAGCAATGGCTGGCAGTGCGGCAACTTCGGAAGACGCTGCGTCCTGATCCCCAGTATCGCGCAAACAGGCTGGCGCAGTTCTCGCCAGAGCGGAGAGAAAGGTACTGGCGCAATGTTGCCTCAACGCATTCCTAAGCTGCCCAAGCGGGCTAGTCGCTGGAGGTCGCGGGCGCACTGTGACTTTGTTCGAGATCATGCTTGCTGCAACTGCGGTAGCCTATCCGGGATCGAAGTGGCCCATGTCCGCATCGGATCAGGTGCTGGCATGGGACAGAAGCCTGACGATTGGTTTACCGTGTCGCTCTGCAAAGAATGCCATATGAAGCAGCACCGGGTTGGTGAACGGACCTTCTGGGTCGATTACGCCAAATATCATGGCAACACGGTTCAGCAGCTAATGGATGCCTACTGCAAGGCCAGCCCCAGGGCGCGTGAGATTGCTGAGACGAAACGGGAGCGTGAGCAGTGAGCCAGACTATCATCCTGCGCGGTGATCTACAGCGGGCGCTGGCAAAGCGCATGATCGATCAGGCTCCATATGATGCTGTCGTTAAGATTGGAGCGGCAACCAGAAGCACCGATCAGAACAATAAGATGTGGGCTATGTTGTCAGACATTAGCAGGGCCAAGCCTGAAGGCAGGGTCCATACAGCAGAAGTCTGGAAGTGCCTTTTCATGAACGCATTGGGTCATGAGACGGCTTTTGAAGTTGGTTTGGATAACAGGCCATTCCCGATTGGCTTCCAGTCATCTCGGCTCACCAAGGCCCAAATGGGTGACTTGATCGAACTGATTTATGCCTATGGTGGCGAACATGGTGTCGCCTGGAGCGAACCTTATGAGTGGTCTTAATCTAGGAGCAAAAGAATGCTGAATCTATCTTTAGCTGGCACATTGGGCCGCGATGCAGAATATCGTGAAAGCCAGAACGGAAAGGGCCGCTGCCAGTTTAGCGTGGCCGTGAACGTGGGCTATGGCGAAAATAAAACCACGATCTGGGTTGATGTCACTCGCTGGGGCGAAGGCGCTAAGGGTCTGTCGAACCATCTCCGCAAGGGAACCAAGGTGGCCGTCAGTGGCGAGATGAGCCTGCGCGAACACAATGGCAAAACCTATGTCCAGTGCCGCGCTGACAATGTGACGCTGCTTGGTGGTGGTCAGCAGTCTGATCGTCCAGCCGTCGATCCAAATAACCAAGCCATGCGCCAGCAGTTCGTCCCGCAGGATGATCTGGACGACCAGATTCCATTTTAGGTAGAAATACTATGATTGCGGATTTTGAATATACCATCACAATCGGTGACGAAGACGTTGACGTTTGTGTCGAATACCGCGCTATCCGGGGCGAGGATGACGTTGAGCTAATCAGTGTCACCCTCGACGGGGAAGAGATCGTTCTAACGCCGGAGCAGGAGAGGGATATTATCTCTGCCTGCTTCGACCGGATTGATGATGACTTTGAAGAAGACCGTGCAAGCTACGGCGACTACCGATACGAAATGTCTCGGTACGACGATTGACACTCATAGCGGGAAGCCTTCTGGATAAGCTCACTGGCGGTGATGACGTTGCGTCCAACCCGCCAGTACAGCCCGGTTAAATTATAGCTCCCATCCTGGTTGCAGCGATTAACCAAGAAGCGTTGGCGGCGCAGGGTATCAGCAGCCACCTCATAATCATCCTTCTGCTTTGTGACCTGAAAGCTGGGCTTCGGTCGGCCCATTGCATGGATAGGATTAGCCTTCGGAATATATTGCTTGGCCTGGACACCGACATCCTTGAGCCAGCGATCAATCGTGCCATTCCATCTTACGCCATAGTGCTTTTGCAGTTCAGCCTTGGTCATGACCTTTGCCTTATCAGCAAAGTCAGCCGGGATTGGCCTGCAATTGTGGCTACTGCGCCTGTAATCAGGCTGGCTGCGAAGGTAGGCACCACGCATCGCAGCGATCTTCTTGATCGTCGGTGACTTCCCAAACCGCCCAATGATGAGTGATCGGATATACGATGCGCTTGAATGTTCGCGCACCAGAGCTTCTGCCATTTCAGTGGTTGATTGATAGTCCATTTCTACTGCCATTGGATAAAGTGACTCCTGTAAACTAGCCTTTAAAAAGTGTTTGACAAGCGAAAAATGTATGGCACAATCTGACCATATTAATTAACAAGTGAGGTGTAATGATGAACGTATCCTACCAAATCCGCACTGTGCGTGACAGGCCGATCTTTGCGTATGATAGCTTGGCCCGCGCCCAGGAAGAGCGCATCAAGGCGGAACAGCGGATTGGCTGCAAGATGAAGATCGTTAAGGTAACGCATATCGAAGAGGAGGTGGTATGAACGACTTCTTTATACTGCTTTTCATAATGCTTGGTTTTGCAGCATTGTTTTATAATGCGTGGTGGGAAGATCAGCATCGTAACTGAGGGGGATGATATGATTGAAGTCGCCGTTTACCTAATTGGATGCCTTGGCAGCGGCCTTATAGGCTACGGAATCCGAGCATTGCGTTACCCGGCACCATTGCGAGACAAGCGGGGCCGCTTCACTAAGCGAAAGTGATTAACATGAGCTATAAAGATTATAACTGCCGCATGGTGTACTACACGCCAGCGGGCCATCGTAGGACGGCGCACATCAAGACACGCGCCACCATCAGCCATGATGCCATGACAATCGCTGAACGGCTTCTTCGTGCTGACAAGCGCCGCCATGTTGGGATCATCACTCATGTAGAGGCGATCAGGCAATGACTGACACCGAACGACTATCGCTGCACGGACGGCTGCGCATGGCAGCGGCTTGCCCAGACCCAAACGCTTCGCTGCTTGCCGAAGCGGCTGATGCCATCGAACAGCACGAAGCCTTCCGGCAGGAAGTGAGCGATGCGGTGGATGCTTGGTGGCACGGTGGGCGAAGCGTGGAGACAATCAAACGCTTCATCATCGCCAAGCCCGATCCGCTGGTTGAGGCGGTGGGCGAATGTGATGACGGCACATGGCAAACCAAAGCGGAATACGCGCAACGCCTCCGCGCAGCCATCGAGAAGCGCGGCGGCAAGATCGTGTGGGGAGAGGGGTGATGACTATATTCTTTCTATTCGGAGCCGTGTTCACGGCTTGGATTATGGTGGGTGTCGTTATGGAGTTTCTCATC